TGTGTTGTAACTATTGCTAATGCCTGTGCTCTTGCTTTCATAGACAAATGTTCTGCAATATGTGCCTGTAAAAGTGCATAAACCATCGGATTTATTTGTACCATACGTGTTTGTATGAATGCTGTGTGTGATACGATGTGTGCATCATGGTTTTGTGTGGTAAAAGCTTGAGGAACTTGCATTCTTAAAGACTCTGCATTCTCCAAAGCTGGATCTTTTGGTATTTTTGGAGGTTCTGGCTTCAAAATTTGGTCAATTTGTTTCGTCCCAAGTGCTTCATACACCCTTCTAAATGCTTCACGCATGTTATGAAGCTGTGGAGCAGCCTGTGCTACACGTAACTGCTCCATAGCAAGCGTGACCCTTTGACTAACGGAGAAGATATTAGGGTCCGCATATGGTATAACATCAATATCTTCACTAAAATCTGCTGCTTTTACAAATTGATTACCACCATAAGTCGCATACGGATAAATCGGAGGAAGATATTCGCTAAAAATTTCATGCAACAATTTAAATTCTTGTTTCATTGCATAATAACAACGCTTATGTATTGCACTCATGACCCGTGAGCCTTGTTCCAAGAGTGCTAATGTTGTTCCAACTGCCCTGTTTTGTGTATCATTACCCACTTTCATGTCAGCAATAGAAGCGAAACGCTGTCCTGCTTGCACGACAAAGCCTAGTAAATTCATCAAGGTAGGACTTGGCTCTTTGAAGGGGAGTATTTGAAACTGATCTTTAATGTTTCCGCCAGGTGCGTCTACGTCTCTGAATTCACCAGGCTGAAAGGGTTGATCATCATCCCTTATTCGGATACCACGGCTCTTGAATCCCGCTGGTAAATTACTTAAAGTACCTGCATCTAATAGTTGTCTTAGTGCAGCAGTAGCAGTTTTTGACAAACCACCGATCATGTGTATTAATCCAAAACCATAAAAACCTAAACCTGGTAAAAATTTGAAATGTACAAAATATTCTCTGCGTCTGAACAATTCATCATCAGGTCTGTAGTTTCTATATATACTTAGTATTCTACCTGAGCCTTCATCGATTGTTACGATGTAAGGAATCTTAATTCTTTTCTCATCATCTGTTGATGTGTATTCGTCTAAATCTAAATCAACATGCATTTCTAAAATATTAAATTGATAGTCATCGCCTAATGAAGTTCTTGATATACCTTCTATCTCATTATACTTATCTTGTATCTCATCTTCTTCATCAGCATTTAATAAATCTACGTCACGATAAAAACCTGTCTTTTGTTTTTTCAAGATATCGTTTTCACTCATCTTAACAACGTGTGTGATTCTTTCACATTCATGTAAACTTGTAGTGTAGTAAGGCACAATTAAATCTTCGGCAGCAACAAATTTACTTACTGCTCTTTTCATTGTGTCATCATAATAAATCTTTTTGAAAGCAGAACCTGCTAAAGGTAAATAAAATAATAATTGATCAAAATCTGGAGTGTACTCTTCCATTTGATTTAAGATCATGTAATTCATAAACTCTTTTACACGATTAGCTTGCATGGTTCTTTGCATATTCTTCTCGCCAACAACCATCGTCTTNACTGGTCCNTCGGCAGGAAGAAGTTCTTTATAGGCTTGTGCCTGAAACTGTGTTACTGCTTCTGCAAGTAAAGGGTGTGTTACACCAGATGCACCCTTAAATGGTTGACCCTCATCTGAATATTTAAAACCTAATAAATCTAATCCACTAATATAAGACTTCTCCCAATCGCCTCTGGACTCTCTATCTTTTTTATAATCGGAAACTAAATCTTTTGACAGGTGTGATAAACTTCTATCATCCATTGAGTCTGCAATATTTTCAAAAAAATCTTCTTCTTCCTGTTCTTCCTGCTGCATCATCTCCATGCCTTCTTCAGTCGGCTCTTCAACAACTACATCTACAGGCTCTTCTCTATTTTCTTGCAGATCAACAACGTCACCATCTTTATCTGTTACTTCAATATTTTCTTCTATCATGTTATTCTCGTTTTTTTAGTTTTACCATATTTAGTTTTTACTGTTACAAAAGTTCCATTATTAGCTTGCGTCATTTGACCAATCGATTGTACAGGTAATGCATATTGTTGTCTAATTCTAAAATCTGCTTTTCTTTTATCAACTGCTAATCTATCTAATAAATCATAAGGTTGTTCTACTGGAGGAGCATCACTACCTGGATTAATCATTTTCATCGGATCTCCACCACCAGGTAAAAATTTTTCTAAAGCTTGTTGTTTTATTTTTGCTCTGTATGCATCTCTTAACGGATTGTCTGCTGTCGCAGTTTTATTGGTATCATCTTTTTGACTTACTACTTTTGATTCTTGATCAACACTAGAGATAGCAGATTTTTTTACGGGTGCTTCAGTTACTATAGGTTTATCTTTTACTTTATCTCTACCTGCTCGTAAAGCTTCAGATATTTTACTATTTGTTGGGGTGTCTTTTAAAGACTCGCCTCTTTTTAATTCTTCTTCAAATATAGCTTTGGTGTATTCGTCCATTTGATTCTCCTAATAGTAGTTGTACTCTTTAGGTGGTAAATCTTCATTGTCCACATAATCTGAGTATAACTCAATAAAGTTCCCTTGTCTGTACCTTAACACAGCTTGTGTGGTTGAATCAACATAGTCATCGTATTGTCCGTGTGGAAAAGCTGCACATTCGTCAATTACATCATCTGCAAACTTCTCACCAAAAGGATACCACACTTGACCACTTTCAAATAATGGAGCACAGGAGTTTACTCTAGTATGTTTGTCATTACCTTTACTGGGTGTAAATGGTACTACTGGTATACCCATCCTTCTAAATTCTTGTGTCAACGGTTCACCACTTGCTTTTTGTTCTATCACAATTGTTTCAGGCTCCCAATATTTATAAGCATCCAATGCTACAGCTTTGAGTTCGGGAAAATCAAATTTACCTTTCATAGCATCTAATAATATCATATGAGGAGGACCGCCTTCTTCAGGATGAAATATACCCCATGTTGTTATCGCAGAATAATCTGCTGTTTCTTTTTTACTAAACGCTGTATCATAACTTTGTATTACATGCATCAAATTAGGTATGCCACTTCCTTTCCAAGGTTGCCACCATTCTCTTTTTAATATCGCTCCCTCATCAGATGTTGGCTCTTGCATATATTGAGCTGTCCAGTTTCTAATAGGGACAGAAGCTTTTATTTTTTCTAATTCATCTATCTCCCAGTACTCAGGCCATACTGGATTACCTGAAGGTAAGATTGCAGGAAAACTAATTTGTCGCCAACTATCCGCTTTAGGTTCTGTTTGAGCCTTCAATAATCTACCAGTTAGATCATCTTCTGCCCATCTTGTCATAACTAATAATATTGAGCCTCCTGGTTGTAATCTTTGTCGTGGTCCTGAGGTATACCATTCATATGCTCGCTCCATTGCAGCATCGGACATTGAGTCTTGTTCCGTGTGTGGGTCATCAATAATCAATAAGTCCGCACCACGACCAGTTATCGATGCTCCAACTCCAGCAGCGTAGTATTCTCCACCGTGGTTCGTTTCCCATCGTCCTTTTGCTTTTGAGTCTTCTCTCAACTTCACATCGCCAAAAATTTGTTTGTATTCTTTTGAATCAATAATATTACGAACCTTACTACCAAAACGCACGGCTAATTCTGTATTGTGTGAGACTTGCATAATTTTCATTTTTGGAAACTTACCAATGATCCACGCTGGAAAGTATACAGAAGCGAACTCAGACTTTGTATGTCTTGGAGGCATATTTATGATGAGCCTCCCTTTTTTATTTTTTGCAACTTCTGTAAATTCATTTGCAATTATTTGATGGTGCCCCCATTTTTTTGGGTCCCTCTCTTTTCTGCAAATAAAATCGGGCCAGATCTCTTGGACAAAATATAAAAAATTATCTTGACACAACCTTATGTGTTGCAGGAACAACTTCTCAACTTGCATTCTCAATTGATCTGTTGTTAGTAAATCAGCTTTCATATGACCCTTATACACTATCTAGAATAAAATCACAATATTTGCATGTATATAACTCAACCTTTAGTGCTGTGTAAAACACGCAGCCCCCTGTAACGTGACAAAAAAAAACCCGCCAAGATATGGCGGG